CCAATGGCGGTGGTGGCGGTGGTGGCTGGGGAGCCGCTGGAGGTAGAAATACTACCGGTAGTTTATTAGGCGGAGCAGGTGGCCGAGCAGTAAACTTAAACGGATTTACAGTTACTTGGTTAGCCACAGGTACTAGATATGGAGCAATAGCATAATATGACACGAAAATATATAGTATATAATCCCTTGACAGGTGAAAACACCTATGCGGACTCAGAGCAAGCCGCACGCGAATTATTCCTACAGAATTTAATTGATTTTGCCCAACCTTATTTTCACAATACCCCCTATACCATAGCGGACATTGATGCTGAAGGTGTAGAAACTACTAGTCCGTCAGGATTGACCTTAGCTGATATTTTGTTAAATACACAATAACAGAGAAAAACAATGCCATTAACGCAGATTAATAATACAGTATCAGATACTACAAACTTAACAGCAAACAACGCAAGTTATTTAGGCGGAATTGCCGCATCGGGGTTTTCTCAACTAGGTGTAGGGCAAACATGGCAAGTGGTAACACGAAATCAGAACACTACGTACACTAATAGTACCGGTAAACCCATTACGTGTATGTTTTATATAGATAATGCTTCCCTCAGTACAAACAGTTTTACTATTGTATTAGGTGGAGTAACAATGTTTTCTGTGAGTATGCCAGCTGGTGAAAATGAAACAATATCATTTATAGTCCCTAATGGGACTACATATAGAATAAATGGTAGCAGTATTGGTATTACTGCGGCAGAATTACGATAAAACATTATAACAGAGAACGAAAAATGGCATTAACACAAGTAACCAAAGACGTACTACATAATAATCAAAGTAATATTACAGTAGTGGGTACACTAGAAAGCCTTACGGTTAGTGGTAACGCTACAGTGAGTAGATTATTATTTACCTCTATCGGAAATGTTAAAATAGGCCCAGACGCAGGATTAACAACTCAAGGTGTTTTCGCTGTAGCTGTAGGTAATGAAGCAGGTCGTACTAGTCAAGGTAATGAATCAGTGGCAGTAGGCAACAACGCCGGATACCAAAATCAAGGAGAAAATTCAGTAGCAGTAGGATCTGTAGCAGGGCAAATGAATCAAGGACGTTGGGCAGTAGCCGTTGGAGACTATGCTGGTATAACTAATCAAGGCGATTATGCTGTCGCTATAGGCAAAGATTGTGGTGTTAATTATCAAGGAAACAGTGCTGTTGCTATAGGTAATTTAGCGGGAGCAGAAAATCAACTTAGATTCGCTGTTGCTATTGGAGACACAGCAGGCAGAGTAAATCAAGGAAATGTTAGTGTTGCTATAGGTTCTGAAACCGCTGAGGAAAATCAACGTGATGAGGCTGTAGCAATCGGAACACAATCAGGACAGTACAATCAAGGTGAAGCAGCAGTAGCGATTGGTTCAATTGCCGGACAAGGAAATCAAGGAAATAACGCTGTTGCTATAGGTACTTACGCTGGAACATCTAACCAAGGCGACAACGCTATTGCTATTGGCAATCGCGCAGGTATTTTTACTTCTCATGCTAATTCTATAATGCTAAATGCTACGGGATCGGCTTTAGCATCGCCAGCCGCATCTACTTTTACAGTTAAACCAGTAAGACCTACACCGGCTGACGGTAATCTATTAGCTTACTCGGAAAGTACAGGAGAAATAACCTATTCAAATGTTACAGTTACATCAATAGCAACCACAGCCTACGTTCAAACCGCAGGACAGAACAGTCAAGGAACTAAAACAGTACAGTCAGTATCGGCGGGTGTTCCTTCTAACGCTACTGGCAACAACGGTGATATAATCTATCAATATTAATCATGGGCACATACATTAAAGACGGCGGAGTACAAAGATTAGTTCAATATGCCTTTATCAAAGATAGCAACGTTTGGCAACGCTGTAAAAGGATATGGGTCAAAGACGGCGGTGTATGGCGCAAAGCCTACGAAATAGAAGCCGCACCCGCCGCACAAACTTACACTACAGTAGGAACCACAGCATGGACTAAGCCATCGGGCTACTTTGACTACATGACAGTACAAATCTGGGGCGGTGGTGCTGGCGGCGGTGGTGGATCAAACAATACACCAGCCGGCGGTGGCGGCGGTGGAGCATACATACAATATAATGTAGCCTACGCTGACGTTCCAAGTTCCGGATCTGTAGTAGTAGGCAGTGGTGGTGGCGGAAGTCCTGGAACAAACACAGCTGGTGGCGCCGGCAGTGAAAGTTCCTTCTTGGGTGCTAGAGCCGGTGGCGGATCTGGTGGCGGTATAGCGCCGGGTGGCGCTGGTGGCTCAATACTTGCTGCTCCGAGTGTTACGTACTCTGGTTATATAACTGAAACAGGTGGTAACGGTGGCCCGGGTTCTAACTCAGGCAGACCTACAAATAATGGTCAAAGTAGAACCTACGCTGGCGGTGGTGGTGGTGGATCTGGTGAAACTTCTGGATCCATTGGTGGTCTAGGTGGAACAAGTACATTTGGTGGTGCCGGCGGTAACGGTAGTAATGGTAATGCTGGCCAAGCTGGATCAACACCAGGTATAGCACCAGGCGGTGGTGGTGGCGGTGGCGACTTTGCGGGTGGTGACGTGGGTGCTCGCGGGGAAGTAAGAATTACGTACTATACAATACTAAGCTAACGCCGGCTAATTCAAAATTTTACAACTCAGCTAAATACTAATAAACTAAAAGCATCTAACTGTTCCTGCTCAGGGGATATATGGAACCGCAAGCGACAGTATGCTAGACTTTATTTGCGGAGTATTATACTGAGATGACTTACCAATTAACCCGTATCAAGAATAATCAGATTACGGATTCAACAATTCTTGCTAACACCAAGATCGTTCCAGGTTCTATCGTAGGTTCGCTGTTTAACAGTAACCTTACAATGACTTCAGATGTTACTATTACAGGTAACTTGACTGTACAAGGTGCTAGTACGTACCTAACAGTAGCGTCTACAAACACCTACGTTAACGACCCATTAATTATTCTAAACAATGCGTTCAGCGGTGTAAACACATATGACATTGGTCTACTGTTTAACCGAGGTTCTAGCACAGCCACAGCCTTTATTTGGGACGAAGATAACCTTGAATTTCAATTAATCTATACCACAGATGATGGTACTACCTACGGTAGTATTAACAACAGCGGGTATGGTAATTTACATGTAGGAAATCTAACAGTTGACACAGCTAGCTCATTTGGCAGTATAGCATTAACTGGTGATATCACTGTAGCTAATGTTAGCCTAACTGGCGACTTGTTAATTGGCGGCGGCGATCTAACAGCCAATACTAGCTCATTTAATTTATTAAGCACCACAGTAACGACCGCAAACGTTCTTGACAGTGCTACAACTATCAATTTAGGTAGTACAACTGGTAACTTAAATCTAAACAATGCTAATATTTGGATGCCTAATGCTACTTCAGTAGACAGTGGCGCAGCGTCAATTGATTTATTTGCTACACCAAGCACAGCAAACTTACTAGTCAGTGCTACAACTTTAAATTTTGCCAACAACGCAACTTTAATTGAGCTAGGCTCAACTTCAGGTACTGCTAATCTTCGTAATGCCACAACTAATATTTTAGGCAATGCCACAGTTGGTGGTACACTAGGGGTTACTGGTGAAACAACTCTAGCCAGTGCTTTAGTATCTGATTTAACTTCAGGTCGTGTAGTTCTAGCAGGTGCGTCTGGTGCGCTTGAAGATTCGGCAAACTTAACATTTGATGGCAGTTCTTTAACTGTAGCAGGTAACGTTAACGTTCTTACAGATCTTAATGTAACCGGCGGTAGTTATGTTGCTGATCTAACAGCCACTGGCAATATTACAGTAACCAATACATTAGGTGTAACTGGCAATATCACAGGCGGCAATCTGTCTACCAGTGGTCATACATCAACCGGAACACTATTGGTCACTGGTGATGTTGAAGCACAGGCCAATATAGATATAACAGGTCAGCTAACTGTTGGTGGCAGTGTATCGGCACAGGATATCAACGGCACAGTAATAGGTAACGTAACACCAGCTGATGCTACATTTACAACCTTAACAGCGCAAAGTAACGTAAGTCTAGGACTTACAGAAGCCGCTGCTATTAACAACACACCAATTGGTAATGCTGTACCAAGTACTGGTAAGTTTACCAATATATACGATACAGCATTAACAGAAACTCGTATACCATTCGTTGGGGCAGCTAATGTTTTAACAGACAGCGCAAATTTAACATATGATGCTGGAATCTTAACAGTACAAAACTTTAGTATTAATGGAGCAACGGCAGAGATTTCTGTAATTGGTGGTACTGGTAATGTTACATTGAATCCGGATGTCGGCGGCGTAATCGATGCTACAGGTAGCACGATTGCGAATGTTGCCGATCCTATAAATCAACAAGATGCGGTTACCTTAAACTACTTAAATCAACAACTTTCTAGTGCGGTTACTAACTTAATCAGTGACGACACAGACATTACAGTAACAGACGATGGAATGAATCCGGGTGTGATCACTGCTAACGTTGATGCTACTAGTGTTTTAGTAGCCGATGCTAACAGTTTAGAGTTGTATGGTAATGCTGTGATAATCGATGCTGGTACTAGCAACGTAGTAATTAATACAACTACGCTTTTTGTTACTAGCAATACCGAATACACTGCTAACGTAGAAATTTCCAGTACTACGGCTAGTGCCAACTATACATCGGGCGCTCTTACAGTAGCAGGCGGGGTCGGTATTGCTGGTGATTTAAACACTAACGGCGAAGTAGCTACTTCAGGTAACGTAGATATAACAGCTACAACAGAAAGTGATAACACTACTACTGGTGCGATTACAGTAGCAGGCGGTGTTGGTATTTCTGCGAATCTAAACGTAGGCGGCAATGTAACAGTAGGGCAAGACGTAGTTGTACAGGGCAACTTAACTGTACAAGGTACAACGACCACATTAAACACTAACACCTTAGACGTAGAAGATCTTAACATTACTATAGCCAAAGGAGCTGCCAGTGCTGCAGCAGCTGATGGCGCAGGTATCACAGTTGATGGCGCCAATGCTACAATCACTTATGAAAGTGATGATGATAGTTGGAATCTAAACAAACTATTAAATGGTACTGCTTTAGCCTTAACAGGTAATGTTAGCGCAGGCGGAACAATCACAGCTAGAGACATAAACGGCACAGTAATAGGCAATGTCACACCAGCTGAAGGCTATTTTACTAATTTAACATCAACAGGTAATACCAGCTTAGGACTTACTGAAGCTGCCGCAATTAACAATACACCAATTGGTAATGCTGTGGCTAGTTCTGCGCAGTTTACTACCTTAGAAGCTGATGACGTTGTACAGTTTACTGACACCACTGAAGCCACAGCAGTGGGCACAGGTGCTCTACGAGTAACAGGTGGTGCCAGCGTAGGTGGAAACCTATACATTGGCGGTAACGTTAACTTTGTTGGTAGCAGTTATGTGTTAACTGGTAATAGTGGTGTGTTCTATGGCGACATCAATGGCTTTAACGCCCTGTATGCTGGCGTAACAGGATACACAGTATTGCCACAGACAGTGTTACAGACATCAGCTGACTACAACGGCTATGTACAGAATAACTTTGAAAATCTAAACACAGGTAATCAAGCAAGTACAGACTGGGTAGCTACAGCAGGTGACGGTAGTGACACAGATCACTATATCGACATGGGTATTACTACAGTCAACTGGAATGGTACACAGGACAACAGTTTGACTAATGCTGTGGGCGCAAATGACGGTTACTTATATGTACAAGGTAATGTCGCAACAGGACAAGGTGGTAACCTAGTAGTAGGCGCAAGTACTCCGGGTATTAAGAAAGTTAGCGTTATCGTTGGCGGTAACACAGCAAGTAGCATTACCGCAGTGTTTACAAATCCAGGAACATCTAGCACAAGTAAAACAAGTGGTGCCCTTACTGTAGATGGTGGCGTTGGTGTTACAGGTAACCTGTATGCTGATAACGTAACTGTATCTAATGTATTGACCGCTACTGATTTAACATTATCTGGAGACATTACTGTAAATGGTGGAGACATTATAACTCCAGCTACAGCTAATATTGCTCTTGATGCTACCGCGTTGACTATTGGTGCTACAACTGGCACTGTAAGCCTACGTAATCCTATAATAGAATTACCAAACGCAGCAAACGTTTACAGCGGAATGACTAATCTTGATGTCTTCACTATAAACACCGCAACTGCTAATTTATTAACCAATGCCACAACATTAAATGTTGGTGGTAATACAGGAACATTAAGTCTACATAATCCTACGATAGAATTACCAAATGCCGCATTTATCTACAGCGGAATGACTAATCTTAATTTATTTGCGATAAACACTACAACTGCTAATCTATTAACCAGTGCCACAACATTAAATGTTGGTAGTACTACTGGTACCTTAACAGTTAATAATCCAATAGTTGGTGGTAGTCAAACAACTGCTAACCTGTGGAATACTACTGCTACTACCATTAACTTTGCTGGTGATGCTACACTATTAAACATTGGCGCAGACACTGGTACTGTTAATATTAACAACGACACAGTTAACCTAGAAGGTAACGTTAATGTTAACAAGACTACAGCCAGTACCGATGCTACATCGGGTGCGCTGGTAGTTGATGGCGGTGTTGGTATAGGTGGCAACCTATACGTATCAAGTCAGGCTCGCGTACTTGACACTACAGCCAGCACACAGTATGACAACGGTGCGTTGGTAGTAAGTGGTGGCATAGGAGTTAACGGTAACGTACATGTTCCTACTACCGGATATATTGCTGTTGGTGAAGAAATTAGTCCGTTTGGTAAGTTCCCTGAATCGCTTGCTGAATTTTACTCAAATGCTAATATTGCGTCGGCTATCGCTATACAAAATCTAAGTTCAGACCCAAGTGCGTCAAGTAACTTTGTAGCAGTGGCTGACAATAATATAAATAGAAGTCACATTTTTGCTATTGGTATTGCTAACAGTCAGTTTGATGAAGGTACAGTACCTAAACCAAATGATGCGTATGCGTTCTGTGAAGGCGGTAACACAATTATCAGTGCTCAGACCATGGGCAAGGATGTTGTTCTTAACGCAGGTAGTCCGTTCGCTAATACTATTGTTGCTCGCGCAAGATCAACAACAGGTAGCTTTGACATTGTAAGAACCACACAAGCTACTAGCCCAACAACAGGTGCCTTAACTGTAGCTGGTGGTGCTGGTATTGGTGGCAACATTTGGGTAGCCAATGGTGCTGTAATCAACAATAGTCAAACAGCAGATAACTTTACAGTCAAAGGTCAACAGACAACATCACTGATATATGCTGACAGTGTATATGGTGCTGTGGTGATCGGTGGTAGCAACGCAAGTCCACAACTGGGCGCAACATTAAAAGTTAACAGCACAGATTCGTTTATGTTACCGGTAGGTGCCACAGCTGACCGACCAGGCAACTCAGGCAACGTTGATGTGGCTGGTATGATTCGTTTCAACACATCTAGTACCACATTAGAATTTTACAACGGTACTCAATGGACCAGTGCTGGTAGCGACACTACATTTACAATTATTAGCAATGAACAGTTTACCGGCAACGGAGCAGCTAATACCTATGTATTGAGTAGAACAACTACAACTAGTGGTTGTGTAGTTAGCATCAACGGTATTTTACAAATACCAACACTGGCTTACACTGTTACAGGTAATGTACTACAATTTACTGAAAATCCTGCGTCAGATGATTTGATCGATGTACGTATTTTCACTACTACACAAACAGTTGGTGACGTGACCAGTCCAAATGGATTGAATGCGTTTACTCCTGATAATACTAACGGTGCGGCAATTTACAGCGGTACTACTAGCGGTAACAAAGCCATACGTGCTACAGCTAAACCAGACGGCACATGGGCGTATGTCAACGGTACCCATATTACCTACGATCAAACCGCAGTAAATGTACCAACAGCTAGTGCGCCAATCGTGGTTGATTCATTTAGTTCTAGTGATTATAGTACTGCCAAGTATGTGGTACAGGTTAAAGAAGGCAGTGGCAACGTACAGATTATGGAAGCTCTTGTGGCCCATGACGGCGCTAATGCTTATGTAACTACATACGGTATTGTAGACACTAACGGTGTAATGGGTACGCTAAGTGCTAATATTGTAAGCAGTAATGTAAGACTTTACTACACAAGTTCTTCTGTGACCAACAGTAATGTAAAAGTCTACACTACATATATTGTTTAAGGTTAAGAATGTTAAAACTCAATAAACTGTATAGAAGACACTATCAAGGTGAAGATATCATCGTTGAACGTAACTATCAAGGCGGTGTTTGGCACGATACTACAGAGTTAGTGCCAAATGCTGTTATGAACAATCAGATATCTAACCAAGCAGTGGTATTAGGCAACGGACCTAGTAGACTTGAATTTGAAATGAGTCTAATTAAAAATCATAAAGGCGGACTATTAGGAGCCAGAACTCTACAGACCTACGGCTGTAATGCTCTATACAGAGACTATGCTCCTAACTTTTTAATAGCTCGTGGCAACAGTATTATTAATGAAATCGCCGCTAGCAACTATGTTAAAGATCACATTGTCTATACCAGCAGTATTCATTTGCTAGAACACCCTAATAAGTTTTATCTAATACCATACGATCCTTATACTGACGCAGGGACTACTGCTCTGTATGTCGCGGCATTTGACGGACATAAAAAAGTTTTTATGCTAGGATTTGATAATCAAGACTCAGCAGGATATAACTATAATGTCTACGCAGGGACACTAGGTTATCAAAGTTTACGTGACACAGTAACTGATTTGAAATGGATTCGAGATAAGAAGGTATTATTTGATACCTACAACGAAACTGAATTTATTCGTGTTACTAAAAAGGGCACAGAGCCTGTGCCTGAACTGTGGAAATACGCACCAAACTTTAGAACTATTAATTACAATCAGTTTGCTATAGAAGCAGACTTATAATATTTTTTCTAAAGTCTTAATTTTTCCAACAACATCTTTGAAACTAATAGTACGCCATACACCTGGATGTAAGGGTTTTGGATAGTCTTCTAATCCCACCCAGCAGTAACCACGATGCTCGCTGTTTAGTATAGGAGTGAATTCTTCAAACACGGGAATTAAAAATGTATGATAGTGAAACTTATTGTTATTGCTGGTAAACTTTTCAATAGGTATAACTTTGGCGCTGTTAAAATCATAGCCTAGTTCTTCTTCAAGTTCTCTATACAAACTGTCAAGCAGAAACTCGCCAGGTTCAATACCACCCCCAGCCAGGCCCCAAGTGCCTGCGTATTTTTTAGTATTTCGTAATAAGAATAAGTAGCGATGCGTACTAGTACAGTAGATAAAAGCGCCAATGCCCTCTATAGGACTAGGGTCCACGTGCCGTTTTTGTATTCGCCTTCCCAGCTTTTCACCCATTGATCACCATCCCATTTGTATTGAGTACCTGTGTTGAGGTTACTTACATATTCTACACTCGTTGATGCTTGGCTGTCAAATACCACAGACCAATCAGTTCCATCAAATTCAATAATGTCATTGGCATGCGCAACTAGATCAACTGTGCCTCTCCAAGCACTAGGGCCTGTACCAGCCGGATTATCTAGGCTACCAATATCATTGAGTATTAAGAAACGTGTACCTGCGACTGCGCCAGCGGCTAAAGCAACTGCGGTATCTTTTTTAGGATCGATAATAGCATTGATTGGATCTAAACTATTTGTAGGGTAGGTATCAATATCAGCATTGAAAATTAGTTTTGTATCATCTGTTGGGTGATAACTAACAGTACCGATCACTTCAGTGGCCTCGTCATCATTGGCCAGACGAATTTGACTAACACCGTTGCGCAATACACCATATAGATTAATAAGATCATGCCAATTATCAGCAGTGCCTACCTTAGTAGGTGTACTTAATGTTGGTTCACGAGGAAGTTCTAGTTCGCTGACTTTTAACAGTGTTAATGTATTACCAATCAGCAATACACCGTAGTCCATTGGAGTAAAGTATTGTCTAGCACCTAGTAGATTAGTTTCATTAAGTATTGCGCCACTTAGATCGCCATTAGCATCATGTATGTTGGCAATAATTTTTTGAATTACGCCCAGTTTCTTAACCTTAGCAGGAGGACTTAACCAAATTGGCAGTTTAAATGTCAAGGTCAATACGTCAATAGGATTGTCAGTACCGATAGGCACTGTACGACTAGACCATGACTCACCTTCTAAGTACACAACACTTAAACTAGTCCAATCAATGTAGTTGTCAGTGGACTGTATTTCTAATCCTGGATTAAACAACACACCAATCTGTTCAAATAGCTGTAACTTTTGTTTAGTGTTACTAGTCCAGATATCTAACTTTAGTTCTAACACATAGGGCACAGGCATACTACGTTCGATGGTAAATGCGTTACCCTGCGCAGATTCATATTCTTGCGTAAGTTCGTTATAAGTGCGTTGACGTATGTTCATTTTGCCCACAAACGTTGGATCTTGAATACGACTACGGTCATAGGTTAAACTACTGATGTACACAGCCATAGCGGGCACTGGGGGCATAGCACTTCCAGCACTGTTATTAGTTATGATATTAGCAACCTGACGACTACCATCGCCATAGTAAACAGGTACACGTTGTAAGGTATTGTTACCAAATTCAACTTGAAAACCGCTCATCATACGAATGAACTGCGCTAAAAAGCGTTCAATTTGAGCATCATAGAAATATTGTTGTAGTGCTGACATATTAGTTATCCGCTGCAGCTCTTAATACACTGCTTAGTGTTTGTCGTTCTGGCGTTACATTGGCATAAATTGTATACTCTAACACATCATCTGTGTTGAGCGTGTTGGAAACTGTGATTGACAAGTTTCCGCTGGCATTGGCCAGTGTGTTTGGTATAGGTGTGCTGTTAAGTTTAGTCTTGACACCGTGTGTAGATGCCCAAAGAGTTTTAGTTACAATAGTTTTAGTGCTCAGTGTAAATGACTGTGTTTGAGCATTGGCCACAGGTGTATAAGGGCTAGCAACTTTGATAGCGTCCCAAGCAATAGCGTTTTTGTAGTAGGCATTGTCGTTATTAATAAATCCGCTTAACTGAGTTTTATTACCACTGCCTGGTGTTAGATCAGTACGCACAGCGTCCTCAATTTTAACCCAACGGCGTCCGTCGTAGCGGAACAATCGATTGGGATTATAATCTAGTCTTAGATAGTAAGTTCCCACAGCAGGACTACTCGGGAAAGCAATACCTGCTGATATAGTATCACCGTTTGGAGGTAGAGCATCTCCAGTTAAGTAACCCTGTACTTTGCCACTGGATGTGGATACATTAGCGTTGGCAGGATAGCCATTGTTCTCAGGTAAATGATAGATGAAACTAGTGTCATAGCCGCTGGCAGGAACATCTTCTTCGGCACGAGAAACTACAGCATCATTGATTTCGAGATACTTGTCGTAGGTGCTGAGTAGATCTGCTAATGTACTGTCGTTTTCATCGATGACCCCATCATTATTAGTATCACCTGCTGGAATCTTATTAAGAATATCTTTGTATTCTTGACTGTCTACTAGTGGTGCTACCTTAACACGCCATAGGTGCGGATACCAAGTAGCACTGAAACCTTCTGCTGAACGTGTGGCATCCTGTACAACATAATAACGTTTAAGTGCTACAGGTATACCATCATCTAACGGATAGTAATCTTTAAGATTGGGTAGTTCAAATACATCGCCTACCATAATTTTACGACCTAACATTTCTACCATATCATTTAAGTGGAATGTCATAAACATAGTATCACCTGTTAAAAACAGGCCAAACTGTGTAAGGTCAAAATCGTTGTCGCTCACATTATACACACCGCGTAGAGTATAAACGCTAGTGTCGTACTTGCGATCTCGATTTTCTAAGAACAGTAGATCTTGAATAGCAGTAATGCCAGTGGCTGGAATTGCGGGCTCTGTAGTACCGTTACCTGTTTGTTCTTGAGGTCCTAGATACTTATGAATGTGAATATCTACACCACCCACAGTGAACATTTCGCTTATTCTGCGGTCAAAAAACTTATAATCATTGCCCTTATTAGGACGCCAAAGACTTAAACGTGGCATTACAATATCCTATTTTATCATAGTATTTAGCTGATTGACATTTGGTACAAATGATGTTACAATACTGAAACTATGACAAATCAAATACAGACAAGCATGGACTGGGCCGCTGTACAGCAACGTATAGAATTGCCCGTGGTCAGGATGAAAAAATACAGTGGTGAAATGCTGAAGGTAAGTAGAAACATCGGGCTTATGGTAACTGAGCTAAGTAAAGAAGAAATAAACTGCCGTAGATTAGGCAAGCAAACAAGTAATCATAAACAAATGGTTGACAAGATTAATCGAGAGATAGCAAACTACGAACGTATGCTAACATTTGCAATATTACTAGCAGGATAAACAAAGGAAAATTATGGCTAAAATTAAAGTTGAAGGTAAAGCACCTAAAAAAGCACAGCGTGACCCAATGTTTGTGGACGAAAAGTACACAGGAACAGAACCAATTTGGGACACCGAGCGTGCTTTAAAGTTTACGCAGGAAGAGTTTGATCACTATCTACGTAAGGCTTTGCGTTACTACAACTATTATTATGGTGTTAAAGATCTTAAAAAATACTTTGTAGAATGGTTGCGTAAACACGAAAGCGTTAAAGAGTATCAACTTGATAAAAAAACCATTGACTATTATGCTAAGACCAAAGATAGCCTAACTCCGCTAACAGCTTGCGCTATTGTTCGAGCACACACTAAAGGTATGCCCTTACAAGAAAATCACGTAAAATATTTGCTTAATACAGTTAAAGAAGTAATCAAACTTCAAGAAGAACTGGTAGAGGATGATGATACACCAGCTAAAGCTGACGCAAAGGTGTCTAAAACAGACGTAAAGGTGCCTACAATACAAGATCGTATGAACGCAATAGCAGACAAGCACCAACTACATTTCTTAGAGCTAGAAGATCAGATGTTTGAAGGTAAAGTAGTTGATCCCAAAGCATACGAATATCTGATTGCTAAAAACGTAGCGCCTGCTACACTTGCTCGTATTCTTGCTCCGTTTGAACGTAGCCGTGCTGAATTCAACGAAGCAAAAAATACAAAAGATGAAGATCTTAAAGATGCCTATGCGTATCTTAAAACTGCTGACTACAAACGTTACGAGGCATTTTATACTGCCCTGTTTGATGGGTTCGCACAGTACGGACAAGTTAAGAAAGCTACTAAAAAAGCCAGTGTACGTAAACCCCCTGCTAAAGAAAAATTAGTTGCTAAACTCAAATATTTGAAGAACGACTCTGTAACTAAAGCAGTAAGTATCAATCCTGTGGACATTATTGGCTCACAAGTCTTATGGGTTTATAATGTTAAAACACGTAAATTAGGTAAGTATGTGGCCGAAGACATGGGTGGTGTGCTAGGTGTCAAGGGTACAACAATCACAGGGTACAATGAAAATAAGAGTGTAAGTAAAACTCTGCGTAAACCTGAAGCACAGATCAAAGAGTTCTTAGCCGCAGGCAAGATCGATCTACGCAAGTTTTTAGAAAACATCAAGGCTACAGAAGTTAAACTTAACGGACGCATTAATCAAGATACAATCTTGTTAAAAGTTCAATAAACAACATATCCCGTTGCTGAATATAAATACACAGTAACGGGATATTTTTATGGCCACACCTACCGGAAATTTAACACCTAATCTAAGTCTAACAACAGACAGCTTGTTCAATGCTAATACTGGCACAGGAGCCGGGCATATTGCCTTTGATCCTGCTCCACTAACAGCTACTCCAGCTCAAAAAAACGATATCATTGACTACATTCGTTTTAGACTAGGCGACGGTATGGTTGATGTTGAAGCTGATCGTGAACACTACGATATGGCTATTAGACAGGCATTGTTGCGCTATCGTCAAAAGTCAGCCAACAGCGTAGAAGAAAGCTATGCGTTCTTAGACATATATCCTGAAACTCAAGAATATATACTTCCGATGGAAATTATGAATGTACGTGCTATGTATCGCAGAGGTATTGGTAGCGTTACAGGTACAACTGCCAGTCAGTTTGAACCATTCGCTAGTGGGTATTTAAACACCTACATGCTGGTAGCAGGCCGTGTTGGCGGGTTAGTAAACTACGAACTGTTTACAGGATACCAAGAACTAGCCATGCGTATGTTTGGTGGTTGGATACAGTTTACATTTAATAAAGTAACTAAAAAACTTACCTTGACTCGTAAGATTCCTTTCTTTGGGCAAGACTATAATAATCAAATCAGCGAAAGCGTACTATTACACCTTGATAACTACAAGCCAGATCAAATGTTGTTAAATGACAACACTGCTTTGCCCTGGCTACAAGACTATGCTTTAGCATTTGTTATGATTGCTGTAGGTAACGCTCGTGAAAAATTCTCATCTATAGCAGGACCACAGGGCGGTACAAGTCTTAATGGCGCAGCTCTTAAACAAGAAGGGCAGGCTCTATTAGAAAGACTAGACGAAGATATTAAAAACTTTGTTGACGGTGGCACACCTTACACATTTGTAATTGGCTAACCAAAAGGTTAGACAATCTAACATAATTCTATTAAAATAGTAGTATCAAAGGGGAGATTTTCAATGAGTCGTATCATCGGCATCTGTGGGTTCATTGGGTCAGGCAAAGATACAGTTGCTGACTATCTAGTTAATTTTCATCAGTTTAAAAGAGAGAGCTTTGCTAACAGTCTTAAAGACGCTGTAGCACACGTATTTGGATGGGACCGTGAACTACTAGAAGGGCGCACTAAAGAAAGCAGAGAGTGGCGAGAAACTCGCGACGAATGGTGGAGCAAACGTCTTAAGATGGATATTACTCCTCGTTGGGTCCTACAGTACTGGGGTACAGAAGTTTGTCGTAGAGGATTCCATGATGACATTTGGGTAGCCAGTTTAGAAAATCGCCTACGTCAAACCAAAGACGATATTGTTGTTACTGACTGTCGTTTCCCTAACGAAATTAAAGCAATCAAAGCTGTAGGCGGTCAAGTATTACGTATCAAACGCGGTCCTGAGCCAAGTTGGTATGAACACGCTAAAAATTACAACAAAGGTATGAAACGTATTGGCTGGGCTTTGGGTAAAGAAGAATTAGAAAAAGCAGGAGTTCATGCTAGCGAATATAGTTGGGTAGGTAGTAAGTTTGATGTAGTATTAGAAAATGACGGTACTATTGACGAACTATTTAAACAGGTAGAAGATTTTTTAACGCCTAAAAGTCAGGAACTAGATCACCCTGATGCCAACCTAATCCTTCTCGAGCTACTTCATACTGACAGTTAGCACATATTGTTCTTAGGTTAGCATGGTTACTATTGTTTAGGTTACCATCAATATGATAGACAAATAGCTGTTCTTTGTACTTTGCTTTGAAGCCGCACTTTTCACAGTGCGGTTTCTTTTTATAACCACTCAAAGCCCAACTCGGTGTTTGTGTTTTGGCCTTCTTGCCCTTGCGGATGCATGCTGAGCACAGGCTTCTAAAATGCGTGGTATCACCGCGGCGATAGTTAACAGCAGCCGGCATTCTACCACAGAATTTACACAAAGGACGGTATAACATTCTGTATTTATGACGCCTAGCACTGCGAACCTTTGTAAAGGCACCTAAAACAACCAAAATTTTAATATACCGATAAATAACATAAAGTATTATTAACAAAGGAATACTATACTATGGCACTAATTTCCCCAGGAGTACAGGTAACCGTAATCGACGAGAGCCAATATCAGCCAACCGCTGCTGGTACCGTTGCTTATGTACTACTTGCTACAGCTCAAGACAAATTAAATCCTAGCGGCACAGTAGCATCAGCTACAACTAAGTACAGTTACAAGTCAACGTGAATTAGTAAGTTTATTTGGTACACCAACATTCCAAGTTGATTCTAGCGATAATCCATTGAACGCAGATGAGCGTAATGAATATGGTTTATTAGCTGCGTATTCAGCATTAGGTGTATCTAACAGATTGTATGTACAACGTGCTAACGTTGACCTAGATCAACTAGCAGGTTCAAACATTCGTCCAACTGGTACTCCGCCAGATGGTACATATTGGTTAGATTTAGAAAATACTAACTGGGGTGTATACGAGTGGACAGAAGATAACGGTTTTGTACTACAAACACCAACAGTTATCACAGACACAGCACAGTTAAGTTCTGGTGTACCGCTAAGTTCAATTGGCAGTATTGGCAGCTACGCTGTGGTATCAACTAGCACCAGTAACCCAGTTTACAAAAAACGCTTTGACAATTCATGGGTATTGGTTGGTAGCGATGACTGGATGATTTCAGTACCAACAGTAGTAGGTAACAATGCTAATCCAACAGTGTCAGCAGGTAACATTGTTATTAACGGAACATCAGTTCCAACAGTTGGTTCATTAAATGACGTAGTTGATGATATTAACGCCGCAACAATTCAAGGTGTTGTTGCTACAGTTAACCAAGCAGGACAAATTGAATTACGTATCGACAGTTCTTCAGCAAGTTCTGGTAACGTAAGTCTTCCAGATGGTGAAATGATTATTAGTGCTGGTGCTGTAGCTACAGCATTAGGCTTAACAGCGGGAACATACTATGCCCCAGCTGTTCAATTTAGCAGTTACCGCGATGTTCCAGCTTGGAGAACTACAGATCAAACTCCACGTCCATACGGTTCAGTATGGTTAAAAACATCAGCAACAGGTAATGGCGCGAACTGGGGAATTAAAGAGTACAGTGCTTTAACAGACACATGGACACTTCAAGCTGCTCCGCTATATGCTAGCGATACTGATGCTATTAACGGATTAGATCCAGTGGGCGGTGGTGGTCAAATTGCTGCTGGTACAATCTATGTACAGTATGATACATTATCAACAGGAACAGCAACATTCAAACCATACATTAAAAATGTAGCAGGTCTAGTTAAAGTAACTGGTTCTACTCCACCAAGCCCGGTTGTGTTTGATAACACAGACGAGTTTATTATGGAAGTTAGTGTTCCTGGTTCTACAGCCACACAGTCAGCTGTGATCGCTTTAAGCGGTACTACAGCGGCTAGTTTTGTAGCTGACATTTTAGCTGCTAACTTACCAAATATCGCAGCAGTAGTTGAAACTAGTGGTGCTATTAGTATCAGTCACTTAGCCGGCGGTACAATTAGATTTACACAAACTAGCGGTACACCATTGGCAGACGCAGGTTTGATCAATGACAGTAACGTACAGGTAATCACAGCAGGTTTAGTATATTTGGCTAGCCCATTTACACCATTAACTTACACATACTCAACAACTGCTCCGTTTAGCAATCCGTTAGATGGCACATTATGGTACTATAGCAATCCACTAGATGTTGATATTATGGTCAACGACGGTAGTGGGTGGAAAGGTTACCTAAACGTTGTTAACGATGCTCGTGGTTATGACTTGAGCTCAACAGATCCAATGGGTCCTATTATGTCTGCTAGTCAACCTCTAACACAAAGCGATGGCACAACATCATTAGCCGCAGGTGATCTATGGATCGATACTGGTGATTTAGAAAATTATCCAGTAATCTATCGTTACAATGGCTCAGGTTGGGATTTAATTGACAACACTGACCAAGTTACTACTGATGGTATTTTGTTTGCTGATGCTCGTTGGAGTTACAATGGAGATACAGATCCTATTGTTGATCCACTACCAGCTATTGCTGACATGACATCAAGTGACTACATTGATGATGACTGCCCAGATTACAGATTGTATGCTCGTGGTACACTATTATTCAATACACGTCGCAGTGGTTACACTGTAAAACGTTTTGAAAGCGGTTGGTTTGCTGATCCAGATAGATTCATTGGCACAGTAACACCAAACGTGGTAAGCACATGGGTATCACACAGCGGTATAGACTCAGACGGTGTTCCATACTTTGGTCATAAAGCACAACGTAATGTGATCGTTGAAGCACTTAAAGCTGCGATTGAGTCAAGTGTAGCACTGCGTGAAGAACAAGTTCAATTTAACTTGATCTGCTGCCCAGGTTACCCAGAGTTAATCCAAAACATGATTACTTTGAATAACGATCGTAAGAACACAGCGTTCATTATCGGTGACAGTCCATTGACATTGAACAGCAGTTCTACAAACATCACAACATGGGCAAGCAACGCTAACTTAGCACCTAACAATGGTGATGATGGTCTAGTAAGCCGTAGCGAATACTTAGGTGTGTTCTATCCAAGCGGTTTAGGTACAGACCTAGGTGGTGAAAGCGTAGTTGTTCCACCAAGTCATATGATGTTACGTACATTCATCCGTAGCGATAACGCTAGCTATCCATGGTTTGCTCCAGCTGGTGTACGCCGTGGTATTATTGATAACGTATCAAGTATTGGTTATGTTGATGTTACAGACAACAATCTATTCCGTAGTATTGGTGTAACAGCAGGTCTACGTGATGTGTTATATGAAAACAACGTTAACCCATTAACAGTACTTCCAGGTGTTGGTCTAGTAGCATACGGTCAAAAAACACGTAGCCCAATGACATCAGCAATGGATCGTATTAACGTAGCTCGTTTAGTATGTTACCTACGTCTGGTACTTGATCAAGTGGCTCGTCCGTTCTTATTTGAACCAAACGATACTATTACACGTAATCAAGTTAAAGCGTCATTTGAAGCAGTATTAAATGACGTGGTTGCTAAACGTGGTATCTACGACTACCTAGTAGTTTGTGATACTTCAAACAACACACCAGATCGTATTGATCGTAACGAGTTGTGGGTTGATATTGCTATTGAACCAGTTAAAGCGATTGAGTTTATTTACATTCCAGTACGTTTGAAAAATACTGGCGATATCGCAGCAGGACTTTAAAATCAATAATATACGCAGTTAATGGGAGAGGTGACTCTCCCATACAGCGTAGTGAAAATTGGTAAATACATAAAACAAGGAATAACAAGATGGCTACATCTTCATTAAGCAAATTTACAGTACCGTTAAGTACAAACCAAAGTGCTAGTGCTCAGGGTTTGTTAATGCCAAAACTAAAGTTCCGCTTCCGCGTGAGCTTTGAAAACTTTGGTGTTAGTCAACCTACTACAGAGTTAACTAAACAAGTTATCAACTTTACTCGTCCAAAACTAAGTTTTGATCCGATCGAAGTTCCAGTTTACAACAGCCGTGTTTACTATGCTGGTCGTCCTACGTGGGAAACAGTTACTTGTCAACTACGTGA